CTTCTCCAGCAATTGGAACTTCAATTTTAGATACTAACGGAAACGAACTTGCACTTTTAACAGCTACGAGTTCTGCAGTAAACGAATTTACAATCGCAAACGCGGCTACTGGTAGTGGACCTACTCTTTCATCTACTGGTGGCGATACAAATATTGATATTAATGTAACACCAAAAGGAACTGGGGATGTCGTCCTTGCTGGTGATACAGTTAAAGTTGGAGACTCAGGAGCGGCAGCTGTCCTAACTTCTAACGGAGCTGGTACCCTTACAGTAACTACTGGCGGAACAGAAAATTTAGTTCTAAGCACAAACAGTGGAACTAACTCGGGTACTATCACTATTACAGATGGCGCTAACGGAGACATGACTCTTGCCCCTAACGGTTACGGTAGAGCTACTATCGATGGTCAGGGTAAAATTGAAAGTCTTGCAGAAAAAATTACAATAGAAGCTACGGCTGCTACAGGTACAAAAAATTTCGATGTATTAACACAAGCTCTTTTATATTACACTTCAAATGCTTCAGGAGACTGGACTTTGAATATTAGAGGAGACGGTTCTACAACTTTGAACACTATCATGGATACAGGTGAGTCAGTAACAATTGCTCACATGGTAACTATTGGTGGTTCTGAATACAGAAATAGTGCTGTTACTATCGACGGTAGTAGTGTGACTCCTGAATGGCAGGGTGGTGATGCACCTACAGAAGGGAATACTAACTCTATAGATGTATACACATACACTATCATTAAAACTGGGGATGCTTCATTTACAGCTCTAGCAGCGCAAACACAATTTGCATAGGAGGATAAATGGTAATTAGATCAACAAGAGGCGGAGGTTCTTTTCCAAGCCTCATAGGTGGCGGACCTAAATTCATGGAAGCTTCTGGGGGTAGTGTTTCTACTTCTGGAGATTTTAAAATACACACATTTAACTCTGGTGGTTCGTTTGTCGTTTCTAAATTAGGAACGGACGGAACATACGGAAAAGCTGTTAATGCTGCTTTAGTAGGCGGCGGAGGCGGCGGCGGTGGTGAACACGGCGGCGGAGGCGGCGGTGGAGGCCAAATAGACATGGGTAATGCCATGCTTACTGTTGCAAAAGATACTTACAATATTGGAATAGGCTCTGGTGGGTCTGCTGGTGGCGGATCAGGACCAGGCGGAGGAGTCGGAGGTGACACAACTATGGGTTCTTTGTTAACTGCTAAAGGCGGTGGCGGAGGAGCTGGATGGAGTCAAGGTTCCGATGATGGCGGATCCGGTGGTGGATCCGGTGGAGGAAACCCTTACAACGGTGGTAATGCTACTCAACCATCACAACCAGGAAACTCAGGAACTTACGGACATGGAAATTCTGGAGGATCAGGACAATATTCTCACCACGGTTCAGGTGGTGGCGGAGCTGGTAACGGCGGACAACCAGGACCTTCAAGACCAGGTGGTATCGGAGGAAGCGGTGGAAATGGAAGAGCAGATCAAATTACAGGAACAACGAGATCAGGCGGCGGTGGCGGCGGATCTTGGGGTGGAACATCTTCAGGCGGAAACGGTGGAGGTGGAAGTGGACCATCTAACCCACATACAGGACAACCAGGAACTAATAACCTCGGCGGTGGCGGAGGTGGCGGCGGCCAAGGTAAAGGTCCCGGCTCTACTGGTGGAACTGGATTTGCTGTAGTAAAGGTTAAATTTCAATAATGGCTGATAAAATATTTGCAATAATGGATGGTTCTAATATTGTTACAAACGTAATGGTAGTAGACGCTACTGATGAAGCAGATGGAATTTCAAAAGTTAGAACTATAATAGCAAACCCAACTGCGGTAGTTGCTGAAACATTTGAAAATGCAACGGATGCATCTACAAGATATAATTACGCAAGGATAGGTGGAACATGGGATCCAAGCAATGTTGCTTACTATGACCCAAGACCATATACTTCTTGGACTTTAAACAGCGATTATCGATGGATTGCACCCGTAACAACACCCAATACAAATTATGTTGGAGACGTATATGTGGTTTCTGAATGGGATGAAGCAGGCCAAAAATGGAATGGTTTAAATACAACCACTAATGTAGTGGAATATGTATGGAATCCTGACACATTAGCTTGGGATACAGTTTAATATTGATATAAAAATAAAACATGATAGAAGGTGCTTAGAATGCCTTTTATAGAAAGAAACTTTATAAAGAATTTTATAACTTGGAAAAAATTAGACAACATCATTAAAGATTGTGATGAGAAAGATTTTGAAGTGATTTTAGAAAATAAAGAAAAAAGATTTGGTAAAAACAATTATAAAAATAAATCAATTATTATTAGCAATTGTTTAAAATATCTTGATTGTAGCTTAATTAAAAAATACGTAGATAAAAACAAACTGTTTCAATACAGCAATTGGGATGCTCACATATACGCTTCTTTTAAAAAAGAGGCATGTTCTTTTGGTAAACATTTGGATTATGCACACAATCTAATTGTACAACAGAAAGGAAAATCAAGATGGATTGTTGATAATTTTTGTGACACGGTTTTAGAACCAGGTGACATGTTATACATACCATTTAAATATAAACATGAATGTGTGCCTTTAAGTAAAAGACTATCTATTAGTTTTCCTTTTTGGCCGAAAGGATATTGTGGATAAAATAATACTACAAGAACTATCTTTTAATTATGGTTATTTAAAAAAAATAAATAATAAAAAATTAATTACCCATATACTTAAAGAAGGGGAACCCGCTTCATCTGAAGAAACAGACTCAATTCACGAAGACATTGTTTTTCCTATGCATGATGAATTACAAAAAATATTTGTAGGCATCACAAAACAACTTAATCAAAGTTTTGTAGTGACCAGGTTTTGGTCACAAATACATTTACCCAACCACAGCACAAATGTGCATGATCATTTAGTAAGGGAAAACATGACTCTAAGTCCTGATTACTCTGGCGTTTATTATTTACAGTGCGATGAGAAATCAGGGTACTTCTGTTTTCAATACAAAAAAGATGGAGTTAATTATTCTAGATGGAAGATTAAACCAGAGGTAGGAAAGTTTATTTTGTTTCCTTCTCACTTAGAACATTTTGTAAGCAGGAACTATAGCCAAAAAAGAAGGATAGCATTGTCTTTTAATTTTAGCATTGAAAAGGTAAACTAATGGAAAACTTTATAGGTAAATATAGTATAGAAGAAGACGTTTGCGATAAGGTGATTAAATTTTTTTATAAAAATAAAACAAGACATATAAAAGGTATTGTAGGAAAAGGGGATGTAGCAAAAGATAAAAAGGATTCTACTGACATAGCAATAAATGGTGCGGACGGACTCACACCTTTGTTAAAAGAATATTTTGAAGAACTGTCTTTTTGTTTAAATAAATATAAAAAGAAATATATATATTCAGATGTTGATCAAATTAAATATAATTTAAATGGTTGTAATATCCAAAAATATAATCCCGGCGGTGGTTTTAAACAATGGCACTATGAAAACAATGGTGAACGAAATGAAAGACATTTAGTTTTTATGACATATTTAAATACTTGTAAAGCAGCGGGAACTATGTTCTATTATCAAAACAAGACTTTTAAATGCAAGAAAGGAGATACATTAATTTGGCCAGCTGCTTGGACACACACCCACAAGGGTCAGATATCTACTACTGAAACTAAATACATAATAACAGGATGGTATTGCTATGGATAAAGATTATAAAAAAACTAAAAAAGCTTATGAACAAATAACTATGTTTCAAACAGATTTGTACGCTACAGATCTAAAAGGTATTGATAACAAAAAGATAATTAAATACTTAGATAAAATACCAAAAGACGAGCATGACGTAGTTGCTTCAAATTATGGAGGATGGCACAGCCCTTATTATTTTGACCCATTTCCTAGCTGTGTTGATGACTTAAACGAAAAGATAAATTATTTTGTTAAACAAACTTTAAGAAAAGATTTTGATATTATTGGTGATACAATAATACATAACAGCTGGTTTATCATAAATAAAAAAGGTGACTTTAATAGACCACACAAACATCCACCCTATGTTTTTTCAGGAGTGTATTATGTTAAGTGTGATGATAATTCTGGTGAATTAGTTTTTAACACACCAGCAGAAATGAATAATTATGCTACACACTATAAAGAATATAATAGACATAATTCAAAAGATTTTTTTATTACACCTAAAACTGGACAACTTTTAATCTGGCCGGCTTGGATTGATCACTACGTAACACCGAGTAAATCTAATTCAGAGAGGATAGTATATAGTTTTAATATATGATAAACAATTTTGAGTATTGGCTTTTTGAATCTGTAATAGATTCATCAACATGTGAAAGAATAATTAAACTTTTTAAAAAACCTAAATTAGGTAAAATAGGTAAAGACGGTAGATTAGATAAAAAGAAAAGACAATCAGATGTTTGCTTTGATAACACACCGTGGTTGTATGAAATAATAACTCCTTTTATAAACGCAGCTAATAAACAAGCTAATTGGAATGCTGATATAGTGTGGAACGAACATGTTCAACTTACTAAATATACAAAAAATCAACACTATGATTGGCATATAGATGCTCTAGAAGAGCCGTATGGTACAAACACTTTTAAAGAATACACAGGTAAGATTAGAAAGCTATCTCTAGTCATGAACTTAACGGACCACAAAAAGTATGAAGGCGGTGATTTTTACTTTGCCTTTCATGGGCCCGACAAAGACAGAAGACCAACCAAAGTCCCAGAGTCTAAAAAACAAGGAAGCATTTTAGTCTTTCCTAGTTTTGTATGGCACAAAGTATCACCTGTAACAAAAGGCACGAGATACTCTTTGGTTAACTGGTCGTTAGGACCTCCTTGGAAATGATAAAAGTACATAAAAATTTTTTGTCAAAAGAAGAACTTGAAAATGTGAGAGAGTATTTTGAGTTTTGTTTTTTTAAAAAAACGGATACAAGACCTAGACCATGTCCTATGATTGAAGGGGCTCGTGTTATATATGGTGATCCTGTTGCCGATTATTTTTTATGTTCAAAAAAACACATAGTAGAAAAAGCATTTAATAAAGAACTTCTTCCAACTTATAGCTACACGCGTATGTACTATAATGGTCAAGCTCTTTTCAAGCATACAGATAGACCAGCATGTGAAATATCTTTAACGTTAAATATATGGCAAGATTTAGAGTGGCCTATTTTTATGGATGGCAAACCTTATAGTGCAAAGTCGGGTGACTGTATATTTTATGAAGGACCTAAGTACGAACATTGGAGAGAACCTTACAAAGGAGAAACATGTTGTCAGGTATTTATGCATTACGTTGATGCTCATGGTCCAAATACTAATGTTGCATACGATGACACAAATCATTTAAAATATCCCAAAGAAATATATAAACAATGGTTCAAGTAAAAGAAGGCTATATCTCTAAAGCAGATTTAAAAATTATTAAACAACAAGTTGTTAACAATAATAATTTTCCTTGGTACTATTATCCAGAACCTGTATACGGCTTTCAAAAAAATTATCCGTGTCTAAGTCATATTTTATTACCTCGTTACGACTATGAGAATAATACAGGTTTTAAAGTAAACTCAGATCTGTATCCTTTTTTTACAGGTATAATAGAAAAAATTTGTAAGAAGCATAAAATAAAAATTAAAAGAATATTGAGAGGCGCCCTTAATTTAACAACTTATTTTAAAAAAGAATATTCTAATCCACATTTTGACCATACGTTTCCCCATACTGATATAATAATATACTGTAATAAATTTAGTAAAGGGTCTACTTTTTTGTTTAAAGAAACATCTAAAACAAATCCTGCTGTAAGCAACAAAGATAGATATGATCCCTACGTACCAAAAAAAATAATTAAAGAAATGAAAGCTGACGAAGGTAAGTACAACATATTTCCTGGTGAAAACTATCATGCTGCTGGTTCTCCTGGAGAAGACGACGAGGTAAGAATAATTTGTATATACACAATA